TTAAGAAGGGGTGGACAGCTGCTGAATTTGCACACACTTACACCATGAGGAGCGTGGGGAGTTATAATACAGATCAAGCAGATCGCAAGGAACTCGTCCTAGCAAACTATGAAATGTGAAGTCACCCTCTACGTATCGGGCACCGTGTTTAAGGAGCAGGTCATTGCTCGTAATTATGAAGAAGCAAGACAAACTGCTCTTGCTAGAAATCCTACCGCTAAGATTGTTGGTGTAACCGCTGTATTTAAATGAACATCTTTGTCACTGATGAGTCTCCTTATAAATCAGCACGGGTTCTTCCTGACAAGCACATCGTCAAGATGCCTTTAGAGACTTGTCAGATGCTTTCTATTGTTTGCTCAGACAAATGGGGTCATGGTTATGGCACAATACCTAAGGCAGACGGTAATCCCTATGCTACGGACAAGGGAGCATTCCGTAATCACCCCTGCACTAAGTGGGCAAACGAGACCGTATCCAATGCTCGCTGGTTGCTGCAGCATGGGTTTGCTTTATGTGAGGAGTATGCAGCACGATATGGCAAAGTCCATACTTGTTTCTTGACTCTCCTTGCTGCTGACGAAATCATTCCCAAAGTATCATTGGATGACCATACTCCTTTTGTCTTTGCAGGACCTGACGAGTATAAGTATGATACAAGCATTGATATCTTCACTGCTTATAAGATGTATATTGCATCTAAACCTTGGGTAAAAGATAACTACCTACGATTACCACACCACAAACCTGACTGGATTTAATAATGTATCAATTGAAAGACTACTTGTACTCAATTAACCAATCGAAAAAAAGTATCCTAAATGATGACGCTGATGGTGAGCGAGGGTATCCTCCTTATATTGTTAACAGGTGCTTGTCTTCTTTCACTGATACTATCTTATACGTAAATGAGATGAATAAAAATTCTCATCTACCAAAGAAATTGCAATATGACTTTTTACTAAATAGTGTGAAACCGAGGAAGCGTTTCTCTCCTTGGGCACGAAAAGATTCTATTGATTATCTTGAAGTAGTTAAAGAGTATTATGGTTATAATGACGATAAAGCACTCCAGGCACTCAGGATTCTTACCAAGGATCAGTTAGATCATATTACCAAGGTATTGAATAAAGGTGGAAGAACATGAATGATGAAACTATAATCCAGTGGAAACAAACTGATATGGTCGAAGTGGTTCTTGGTGAACCAGATGACTTTCTTAAAGTTAGGGAAACTCTAACACGTATTGGTGTTGCTTCTCGTAAAGAAAAAAAGATCTATCAGTCCTGTCACATTTTACATAAACAAGGTAAGTATTATATTGTTCACTTCAAAGAGTTGTTTGCTCTTGACGGTAAGAATACTAACTTGTCATTGAATGATGTCCAGCGTCGTAATCGTATCATCCAATTGCTTAGTGATTGGGGATTAATTTCTGTTGTTAACATTGAAGCAATTACTGATCTTGCTCCTTTGAATCAAATTAAAGTTCTATCTTTCAGAGAGAAAGGTGAATGGACACTTGAATCAAAATATAATATCGGTCGTAAGAAGACTACGGTAGAGTAAACCGCAATCTTTAATAAGGAAAACCGTTATTAAAGTATAAACGGTTATCGTTAAATAATACTGTGAGAGGTTCGGGGTGGAGACACCCCCCTTTTACGCCAAGATGCCTTCGGGGTCTTAGAGTTAACGTCGCTTATTAAAGGACATGGTAAATATCAACTGGGAAACTTATACTCCCTACTCAATCGGATTCAATGAAACATTCAGCAGACTTGAAGCTATTGCAGGAGGTGGATCTAATTACCCACCGTACAATGTGGTGGACGGACATGATGGCAGAACCCTGCTGGAAGTCGCTCTTGCAGGATTTTCAGGAGGAGATATTGAAGTTACAACAGAACGAAATGTTCTAACAGTATCTGCTAATAAAGCACCACCAGATAAAGAACGTAAATATTCTCATAAGGGAATCTCATACAGAACCTTTGCTCGCAACTGGCAAATGGCAGATGATGTAGAAGTGGAAGAAGTAAAATTTGAAGACGGTCTTCTCACAGTTATTCTGGTTAAGAACCTACCAGAGAAACAGAAACGAAAGACTTGGTTCTAAATAAAAACGAAAGGCACTTGACGGTGCCTTTTTTTAATGCTAAACTTAGAAAGAATTCATAATAACTATGGCAGTATCAATCCTAACTTTGAAAACTGGCGATCGTGTTATTGCTGAACTGAAAGAAATCTTTGATGGTGAAGGCGAAGACAAAAAAGGTGTCTGTCTTCTCATGGAGGAACCATATGTATTGAATCTTGATGGCGGTAATCCTCAATACCTTACTGAACAGTATGGTATGGAATATCAAATCAAGTTCAGTAAGTGGAATCCTTATTCTTCAGATTGGCAATACAAGATGCCTTACGATTGTATCATGACAATTAGTAATCCAGAACCTGGACTACAGGAAGCATATGAAAATAAAATCACAGAAAAACGAGCAAAGCAAAATGACGGAACAGACCCCGGAAACACCACAACTGAAGACGAATCATAATGTTCGTGTTGTAAAATTAACTACTAACGAAACACTTCTTTGTCTTTTTGGTGACATTAAAGGCGATGATGATAAAGTACTTGGATATAGACTTCTTTATCCTTATGTTTTGTCCTTGGGAGATCAAAACGAAGATGGAACTTTGCCAATTCAGTATACTCGTTGGTGTCCTTTTACACCAGTTCAGGAGTTTAAAATTCCTGGTGAGCATTTGATTGCTGTTACTTATCCCGATAATAATATTCTTAGTAATTTTGTTACGGAACTTGGTAATTTTGGAATTACTGAAGATCAATTATTCTATGATGTAGAGGAGACTAATGGAGATAACAGCGAACCTGATCAAGCTGCAGAATGAGTGGATCATCGCTCAGGTAGAACCTGCTGAGGGGGACACCTTACCAGGTGACCCTGATGTGTGGATGATCGAACCCTATGTGGTAGACTGTGAAGGTCAGATAAATCAATGGGCTCCTCATGCTGCTGAACGTGAATTCAACGTTAGGTCTTCTGACCTGACTGTTGTGACTAATCCAAGCAAGGCACTCCTTGCTCGTTATATCGAATCTCTTGAATGAAGTTTTACACTAGTGTTGAGCAAGCAGGCAATCGTCTGCTTGTCCGTGGTTATGAGAATGGCAATCGCTATAGCGTGAGGGTTCCTTTCAACCCCACGATGTACTTGCCTAGTAAAAATTATTCTGAGTGGAAAACACTAGAAGGTGATTGTGTAGAACCACATAAGTTTGGTTCTATTAATGATGCTCGTGAGTTTATAAAACAATACAAAGAGGTAGATGACTTTGACATCTATGGAAACTCTCGTTTCCTGTATCAGTATATTGCGGAGCAGCATCCTGAAGAGGAACTGAAGTTTGATAGCAGCAAGATTCGTGTCTTTACTATTGACATCGAGACTGCTGCTGAGAATGGTTTCCCTGACATCGAGACGGCAGACCAAGAGATTCTTGCTATCAGTATCAAGGACTCCTTCACGGGTCGTATAACGGTCTTTGGTGCTCGTCCTTTTAACAACCAGGACAAGATGGTTGACTACATGCACTTCAGATCTGAAGAGAGCATGATGGGTGCCTTCCTTGATTTCTGGCAGGAGAATTATCCTGACGTGGTTACAGGGTGGAACTGTCAACTGTTCGATATGCCATACATCCATAATCGTATCAATCGTATTATGGGTGAGAAGTTTGTGAAACTGTTGTCGCCTTGGAAACTTGTGTCGCAACGTGAGATCTTTATCAAAGGTCGTAAGAACTTCTCTATCGATATGCTTGGCATCTCGCAACTTGATTACCTTGAGTTGTATAAGAAGTTTACTTACACTAACCAAGAATCATATCGTCTGGACCATATTGCTTTTGTTGAACTCGGATCTAAGAAACTAGATCACTCAGAGTTTGACACATTCAAAGAGTTCTACGAGGGAGACTGGCAGAAATTTATTGAATACAATATTCATGACGTTCGTCTGGTGGATCAACTAGATGATAAGATGAAGTTAGTTGAACTCGCATACACCATGGCATATGATGCTAAGGTGAACTATGAGGATGTGTTCTCACAGGTTCGTATGTGGGACAACTACATCTATTGTGAACTGCTTAGGCGTAAGATTGCTATTCCTCCAAAGAAGGAAAGCGCAACTAAAACAGAGAAGTATGCTGGTGCTTATGTTAAGGAACCGAAACCTGGATTCTATGATTGGGTGGTGTCTTTTGATCTCAACTCTCTGTATCCTCATCTCATTATGCAGTACAACATCTCGCCCGAGACACTACTCGACAAGAGACATTCAACAGCAACTGTTGATAAGATACTTGATAAAGAACTAGAGATTGATGGTGAGTATGCTGTGTGTGCCAATGGTGCTCAGTATACAAAAGAGAAGCATGGGTTTCTTCCTCAGATGATGAAGAAGATGTATGACAGTCGTGTCATTTTCAAGAAGAGAATGATCAAGGCAAAGCAACAGTATGAGAAAACTCCTACTGTCGAACTCATGAAAGAGATTGCTCGCTGTAATAATATCCAGATGGCAAAGAAGATTTCTTTGAACTCTGCTTATGGTGCTATCGGCAACGAACACTTCAGATACTTTCGTCTTGCTAATGCTGAGGCTATTACTCTTTCTGGTCAGGTCTCTATCAGGTGGATTGAGAACAAGATGAATGAGTATCTAAATACTCTTTTAAAAACAGAGAAGGTAGATTATGTCATCGCTAGCGATACCGACTCGATCTATCTTAATCTTGGACCTCTTGTTGATAAATTTTTTGCTAATAAGTCTGGCGATAAAGCAGCAATTGTTTCGATACTTGATAAGATCTGCGAAGACAAGTTGGAACCATTCATCGAATCCTCTTATCAGGAACTTGCGAATTACGTTTCGGCGTATGAACAAAAGATGAGTATGAAGCGTGAGAATATTGCTGACCGTGGTATCTGGACTGCGAAGAAGCGTTACATTCTCAACGTATGGGACAGTGAAGGAGTTAGATATAATGAGCCCAAGATGAAAATCATGGGTCTTGAGACTGCGAGGTCTTCTACTCCAGCGTACTTTAGGGATAAGTTATATGCAGCGTTTAAGATTATTATCGGCAAAACAAATGATGAACTTATCGATTTCATCAATGTCGTGCGAGCAGAGACTAGACTGCGACCTTACGAAGAAGTCGCTTTCCCCAGAGGAGTTAACAACCTTGCGAAATATAGACACCCACATGAAATCTATCAGAAAGGAACCCCCATTGCGGTAAGAGGTGCTCTACTCTATAACTATTATGTCAAAAAGCATAAGGTAGAGAACAAGCATCCACTTATTCAAGAAGGTGAAAAGATCAAGTTCATGTATCTCAAGACACCAAACCCGTTGCATGAGAATGTGATTAGTTTCTTTGGTGAGTTGCCCAAGGAGTTTGGTATCGAGAAGTATGTAGACTACCAAACACAATTTGAAAAGTCTTTTCTCGAACCACTCAAAAACGTGCTATACTGTGTCGGGTGGCAACACGAGAAAACCATTACTATTACGAGTTTCTTTGGATGAGCAAGAGAATCTTTGTTGTGACATGGACTAACCATCTTGTCGGTCAAGTAGGACCAGAGGACATTAAGTGCTTTGAGGACTACAAAACTGCTATTGGGTTTTCTAAACTCATGAAGCAGTCTTATAATTATGTAAACTTTTACGAGGAAAATGTAGAAAAATGGGATTCTTAGATTCTGTAATTAAGGATAGTGGCAATGAGTTTGCTAGTCGTGTTAGTGAAGGGGTTGCTGCTGGCGACATTACATCTTACGTTGATACTGGTTCTTACATCTTTAATGCCTTGGTTAGTGGTTCTTTGTTTGGGGGTCTACCCTCCAATAAGGTTACTGCCTTGGCAGGAGAATCAAGCACTGGCAAGACTTTTTTTGCTCTCAGCGTCGTTAGTAATTTCCTTGCTGATAATCCTACGGGTGGAGTCATTTATTTTGAGTCTGAATCTGCTATCTCGCGTGATATGATTGAGACTCGTGGCATTGACAGTTCACGTATGATCATCATGCCTGTTGCAACGATCGAAGAGTTCAGGACACAAGCTTGTCGTATCCTAGACAAGTATGTGAAAGAACCTAAAGACGAGAGGGTTCCTATGCTATTTGTGTTAGACTCTCTTGGTATGCTTTCAACATCTAAGGAGATGGAAGATGTTGCTAATGACAAGCAGGTCAGGGACATGACTAAGAGTCAGTTAATTAAGGGTGCCTTTCGTGTGCTTACCCTCAAACTAGGACAGGCATCTGTTCCTATGATTGTTACCAACCATACATATGATGTTATCGGTTCTTATGTTCCGATGAAAGAAATGGGCGGAGGAACAGGTCTTAAGTATGCTGCTTCCACAATCATTTATCTTGGTAAAAAGAAAGAGAAAGATGGTACTGAATTAGTAGGTAACATCATCAAGTGTGAGGCAAAGAAGTCTCGTTTAACAAAAGAAGGTAGTAAAATTGAGACACGTTTATTTTTTGACGAACGTGGACTTGACAAGTATTATGGACTACTGGAACTGGGTGAGAAGCACGGAGTCTTTGAACGTGTGGGTAACCGTTATAAGATGGGGGA